GGATAGGTCAGGACAGCAGGGGCGCTCGCCAATCACCGGTTATTAGTAGGAATTAATGTACATTACTTTCTACTAGAAATTCTAGGAAAACCAAAATGTTACCCAAGCTCAAAGCAATCTCATTCAAGGATTTTGTCGAATACGGCAAGGCTAATGCCGCACATTCGGTAGGGGGTGTTCCATGGTCCTTCACTTACGAAGGGCATCCTGTCACACACGAGACAGATGAATGTTACTTGATTGGGTGCAAGGGTGAGCGCTTCACCCCCCGAGCCTTCCTAGTCACCTCCTCGAACGGTGGTTTTGCCTTCTTCCTGAATTGAGGTAGTTATGGAAATGATCGCACAAGAGACGGCGCTGGCCTTGCCGCCGATGCCAGAGATTAAGAAGCGATTCAAGATCAAGGATATTGTAGAAGATCCCAATCTGGCACGGCATCTGAATGCTGATGAGAGGAACGCTTTCGGCCAGTGGGTTGTCGGTGGCTACGTGAAGGATCTGGGCTCCCGTATTCAATGGGTGCAGCGAAATGCGGACGCTATCAAGCTCGCCCTGCAGTATAAGGAAGACAAGACCTTCCCCTGGACTGGAGCCTCGAATGTCAAGTTCCCTCTTGTCACCATTGCGGCTCTCCAATTCCTGGCTCGCATCTCCATCCTCACCAAGGGCCGCCGAATTGCCCGCTACGAGCACATCGGTGCGGACCCAGAGGGCAAGAAGATGGCCCGTGCGTCGCGTATTAGCACGCACACCAGCCTCCAGTTGGTTGATGAGGACATTGCCTGGCTCGACAACGATGAGCAGGCCAAGTTTGCCGCCTCCCTTGTTGGCTGCGCCTTCAAGAAGTCCTACTTCGACCCAATTCAAGGGACAAACATCTCAGAATATGTCCCCGCGCAAAATTTTGTGTTTGACTATCACTGCAAACACATCGATACATGCACTCGGGCCACGCATCTTGTTCACATGAGCAGCAACAAGATCCGGGAACGTGTGGCACGTGGGCTGTTTATTGAAGAGGAAAATCCACAGGCATCCGGCCCAGAGGTTGTTACCAACCTGCTGAAGGTTGCCTCCGATGAAATCAGCGGCCTCTGGAATCAAGGGGGCAGTGAGGAATTCCGTGTTCTCGAACAACATTGTTGGTTTGATTTTGATGGCGACGGGTATGCTGAGCCTTATATCATTAGCGTCCGTGAAGACACTGGACACTTGTACCGCATTGTTGCTCGTTATTTTGATGATGGCAGTGTTCATCGGGTTAACGATCTGGGGGTGAGGCAAGCCGACAACGCCGCGCTCCAAGCACAAGACCTGACAGAGAAGTCCAAATGGGAACGCAAAGCACAGGAGCTACAGGATGAACCTAACAATCGAGTTGTTAGAATCGACCCTGTTAAATATTTCACAAAATACACATTTATTCCAAGCCCCGACGGAGGTGCTTATGGACTCGGCCTCGGAGCGCTTCTTGGCCCAGTCAATGAATCCGTCAACACCCTCATCAACCAGCTCATCGACGCTGGTACGATGTCTAATACAGCGGGCGGGTTTCTAGGCCGCGGCGTCAAGCTGAAGGGAGGCACGACTTCTTTCACCCCCTTCGAATGGAAACCTGTAGACTCCACAGGCGACGACCTCCGCAAGAACATCATGCCCCTACCGACGAAAGACCCCTCGTCGGTCCTCTTCCAATTGTTGGGCATCCTCATCACCTACGGCGAGAAGATCGGTTCCGCCACCGACATCATGACCGGCGTTAGCCCGGGCCAAAACACCCCCGCCGAAACCTCCCGCAACACCGTCGAGCAGGGCATGATGCTCTTCAGTGGCATCTACGCCCGCATGTATCGTGCGTTCCGTGAGGAGCTTCAGAAGCTGTATGAACTCAACCGCCTCTATCTGCACACAACCCCGAAGTTCTGGGAACTGACAGAAGGGGAGGATGCTATTATTGCACCTGATGACTACACAGCAGGACGGTTTAGGGTGTTCCCGGCTGCGGATTCAAGCACGATCAGCGGGCAACAGAGGAAAGACAAGGCAGACAAGCTCGCGCAGTTCGCTTTGAGTCCCTTGGGGATGCAATTGGACAAGCAGTATGTGACTCGCAATTGGCTGGAAGCCAATGAATACGATGTGGATGCTGTGTATCCCGATCCGAACGGCCCGCGCGCTGTCAAACCTCCGATGGACCCGAAGATTGGCATCAAGCAAGCTGAAATGCAGCAGAAACAGCAGGAGCATCAGGATAACATGCAACTCGCGGTGGCCAAGTTGAAGGCTGAGATTGCTCTTAACGAGGGCAAGATTGCCAAGTTGCAGGCTGAAGCCGAGCTTGCTCTTGCCAAGGCCGATGGTGTCGATAAAGAACAGGCAATCCAAGTCCTCAATGCGCAAATCGGTGCCGCACATGCCGACAATGAGAGCCTGAAGGCAGCAGCTGACCTCCTGTTGAAGTCACATCAGGTCAAGAATGAGCTTGAGCAGGGCCACCACCAGCGTATCATGGATGTGCATGATCGGTTGGCACAGCAGAAGAGTGGCAAGGAAGCTGCAGCACAGGAAGGGGAAGGCAAATGATTACTCGCAACGAGATGGAAGAGTGGTTCCGCGATCCCGTCACGCAAAGGTTTCTTGAAGGCCTGTCCTTGAAGCGCGAGGAGGTCAAAGAATCCTGGGCCAAGCAAGTCTACTTTGACGAGGCCGACCCCCGCCGTAGCGACCGTCTTAACTTGTACGCCCTGGCCAGCATTGACGTGCTTGGCCAGGTTATTGAACTGGTCGAAGAGAATCGACCACAAACTAGAGAGGTGGATTGAAATGGGATTCGACGTGGAACGGTTGAAACAGCAATATGCAGAGGGTGTTTTGGAACCCCATCCTGATTTGTGGGCAAGTGGGGAATCCACAACTCCCCATCTTCGCGTAAAGGAAGTGACGCTCAAAGGCAGGGGGATGACAGGGCAACAAGCTCTTGACGACGTGCAGAAGAAGTTTGTTGAGTACGCTAACAATCCTGATGGCATAGTCACAAAGCAGCAAACTTGGACCGAGCGGGATATGGAATCGATGGGGTTCGTGTCTACCATGCTCCTGCAAGTCGAACCATTCAAGGAAAAAGCAGATCCTTATCTGACCCTTGGCTGGCGCGCCACCAAAGGCCCGCAAGCCTCCAACACCAGCGGCTTTCGAGCTGTAGGTCATCGTGTGCTCCTCTCTCCCGACATTGTAGAAGAGACCACAGAATCAGGCATCGTTCTAGTCAAGAAAACTCAGGTTGCTGAAAAGAACATGGCTGTCATGTGTACAGTCCTCGAAATCGGCCATGATTGCTGGAGCGACAAATCCACTGACTATTGTGAGGTCGGTGATCGTGTCCTGATTGGCACCTACACAGGAAAATTTCACACCAGTCCTGTTGATGGGCAGGAGTATCGCTTTGTCATGGACACTGACATTATCTCTCCATTGCCCAAGGATGCTAAGTGAGCTACCAGGTCAACTTCCGCGTCTTCATTCCCGATTGTGCCTACTACGAAGCTGAAATCGTAGCCAAGATTGCCCAAGAGTTACAAGAGGCTGCCACAAAGATCGTGGAAGCCAATGGCGTCAAGGGCAAGCAAGTGGGTGTGACCTCGGGTGAGGTTACTTATCTCACCAAATAGTATTTATTAGTAGAAAGTAATATACATTAATTCCTACCAATTAATTATTGGAGTTGTCAGATGGCAGAGCGTACTGAAGCAGACATTGCCGCAGAACTGGCTGAAGTTGATTCGGCTCTTGTGAAGAGGGAAGTCGGGGATGATGTTGTCATCCAATCTGATCCGGCAGAGGCTGAAGCCGAAGAGGAAGCCGGTCGCAAGGGCTGGGTTCCCAAAGATCGCTTCAAAGGCGACCCCACCAAGTGGAAACCCGCTTCAGTCTACCTCGAAGCCGGTCGCAGGTTCGAAAAGAACACCCAACGCGAACTGGCTGAACTCCGCTCCAAGTACGCTGACCTCGAAAAGACCGGCCAGGCCTTCGCCAAGTTCCATGAAGAGGCCATGGCTCGGAAGGATTCCGAGATTGCTCAGGCCATCAAGGAGACCCGACAACGCGAACGCCAGGCCGTACGTGACGGTGATGATGATCTTGCCGAAACTCTTGCAGAACGTGTCGAATTGCTCAAGCAAGAGCAAGCCGGAATCAAGCAACAGGTCAAAGACGTAAACAAGGAAGAACAGACGATTCGTCAACCCGACCCTGCTGCCAACCTTGTTGTCAAGGAGTGGGTTCAGGACGGCAACGAGTGGTTCAATGACGACCCCGAGCTTCGCCAGTACGCACTCGATATTGGCAACGAGATGCGCCGTCTGGGCGAACCTGCCCAGGGTCGGGAGATGCTGGACAAAGTCGCCGAACGCGTACGTAAGGACTTCCCCCGTCGCTTCGGCAAGAAGCAACCCACCGAACGCCGCGCTGACCAGGTCTCCGCTGACGCTGGCTCCGGCACAGGCTCTGGCGGCTACAGCGTCCACGACCTCCCTGCAGAGGACTTGGCCCTGATGAAAGAAGGTATCCAACGCAATTGGTTCACGAAAGACCAGTTCCTGAAGAACTATTTCTCAGGTGAAAAGAAAACTCACAAGACTCGCAGCTAACAGCATCCCGTCTTTACTATTATTGGAGGTAACATGTCATCCCAAGAGCAAAAGAAAACAGCAGCCTTTGCCAGCGTCCCCGAAACCGACCGTAGCCGACTCATTGCGGCACGGCGTCATGGCCAAGCAGCAACCCGCGATACGGCCACCCGCGAACGGGAAAATGACCTCGGCGGTATGCGCCTGCAACTCAGCGTGCAAGGCGACCTTCCGGGCCACCACCTGTATTGGGCCAATGACGAGGACGGGTATGTCGAGAGCCTGCTAATGGATGGATTCGATTTCGTCACCCAGGATGAGCTGTACACCCAGAAGGCCGTTGTTGTGCCTGATGTTGACATCTCCTCATGCGTATCGAAGTTCGTGAAGGGAACTCGTTCTGACGGTCAAGCGCTCCGGGCTTACCTGATGAAGATCCCTGAAGAACAGTGGAAGGTTCGCGAGGATCGGCGCCATGCTGCAGCGGACAAGCGGGATAGGGAAATCCACAGGAAAGCGACAGACCCGAACCGGGCTGACGGTTTCTACAAGCCGGATAGTGTTAACACCACCATCGACACTGGCTATCGCAAGGAATACGGGGTCAAGAACCTCTAACCTTTCGCCGTAGGCGGGCCATGGTGGGACTCCAAACTCCCCTTAGTTTAAGGAACCATCATGGCAAACTTCAAGGCACCTCGCGGCTTTGTCCCTTCGCGCTACCGCGACGGCTCCGCGTGGAACGGTGCTGTAAACATGTATCACATCCCCGCAGCGGACACGAACCAGTACAATCCTGGTGATGTGGTTCTGACTGCTGCAACCGGTGCGGATGCCAACGGTATCCCCGATGTGGTCAAGAACACTACGGGCACGGGTGTCGTGCGGGGTGTGATCGTTGGCTGTCTCGTGGCTGCTCCCAACGTGGTGTCGTTCCTTGGCACGAACCTCGACCTCACGGTCCAGAACATTCCGGCCACCAAAACGAAGGACTACTACGTCCTCGTGTGTGACGATCCGGCTGTTGTGTTCGAGATTCAGGACGATGGCATTACCACCGCCAACCTCGTCGCGGCAAGCGTGGGCTTGAACGCCTCCTTCACTGTCACGAACCCGACCGCACCGCAGCAAAACTCTGCCACGGTCCTGTTGTCGTCCTCATTCGCCGTCACGGCAGGCCTCACGGTCAAGATCATCGGCCTGACCCAAAAACCCAACAACGCATTCGGCGCGTTCGCAACCTGGGACGTGGTGCTGAACCAGCACGAATTCCAGGGCGCTACGGCCGGTATCTAACCCTAACAGGTAAGGAGAACAATCATGACAGGTACTATCAATACAGGCTCCTACCCCAAGGGACTATGGGAAGGGGTCAAGAGCTGGTGGGATTCGGCAGCTGCGGATGCACCGCAGTATGCCCCGCTGATGTTTGGCAAGGTTGACTCGACGAAGAACTACGAAGAGTATGTTCAGAGTGTGGGCCTGGGCCTTGCTGTGTTCAAGCCGGAAGGCCAGCCGATCACGTACGACACGATGCAACAAGGCTTCGTGACTCGTGGGACCAACGTGGCATACGGTCTGGGTGTTATCACGACACATGAGGAGCTGAAAGACAACCTCTACGTCAAATTGACGAAGAATCGTGTCGAGAAGCTTCGCCGTGCGTTCGCGGAAACGAAGAACATCAACTGCACCAACATCCTCAACCGCGCATTCAATGCAACGTACACGGGTGGTGATGGTGTCTCGTTGTTGAATACTGCGCACCCGAACTTCTCGGCAGGCACGTGGCAGAACAAGCTCTCGGTGGATGCTCAATTGTCGCAGGCTGCTGTCGAAGACATGCTCATCCTGATGATGCAAGCCACTGACGATCGCGGCTACATCGAGCCGTTGGCTGGTAACAAGCTCATCGTGCACCCGAACAACAAGTTCAATGCCGACCGCATCATCAAGACCCCGCGCGCAGTGGGCAACAACAACAACGATATCAACCCCATCAACGTGGAAGGTTTGCTGTCAGGTGGTGTTGTCCACAATCCGTATCTGACTGCTGCAGATCCGTGGTTTATCACGACGGGTTGCCAAGATGGTATGATTTGGCAAGAGCGTGAGGAGCTTGAGATTTGGGAAGACAACGATGCCGACACAAGAAATTACAAAGTAGGAGCTTACGAACGGTATGTGTTCCTATGGGGTAATCCCAGAGGTCTCTACGGTTCGAATGCCGCCTAAGGATTTGTAATTTGCGTATCCTCGGAGGATAATGGAGACTCATCCAGCCCTTCCGAGGTTTACATGTTCGATCGATTCGAAATCAAGCGTTTTGAAGAAAAGTTTAGAGTAACTCCAGGTTGTTGGATTTGGGAAGGTAGCAGGAATGCTCAAGGATACGGACATTTCAAGTATGAAGGAGATGTTCATAAGGCGCATAGAATTGCTTATCTCATGTACGTAGGAGAATTTCCTAGGCACCTTGTTATAATGCATCGATGTGATAATCCTTGGTGTGTAAACCCTGAGCACCTACAACCCGGAACAAATGCTGAAAATACAGCTGATCGAGACGCAAAAGGTCGCAAAGCTGTAGGCGAAGCAAATGGGAAATCTAAACTAACAAATGCCCAATGCCATGAAATGCGCAGGCTTCTGAACACAGGAATGGCTAGGGAAGATGTTGCAGAGATGTTTGGTGTCAGCGGTCGAACAGTTTGGTACGCACTCAAAACCAGAGGAATTTGATTATGTCAATGATCGGCAAACGCGTCGTGTCCAAGGGCAACAAGCACTCAACCGTGTCGTCAGCCCATAAGGTTCCGCACCCTTCCCATCACAAGTCGCCGCACAAAGGCTCTATCACTGGCAAGGACTCGGCAAAGGTCACGTACCACGGCAAGAAGAGCGGAATCGGCCGGTAAGAGGAAGCTCAGGCCCCATGGGCGGATTGTTAGTAGGAATTAATAATTATTACTTCCTATTAATAATTCGCCCTTTTTACTGAATTCACGGAGAATCACCATGGCTATTGTAGGAACGAATCGCGCGGGCCTTACCACTCGCATGCCCGAAGGTCTCACCAATGCGGCTACTTGGCAAACGATGGGGCTGGCGGGTCTTCCCGACCCGACGTGGGCGCACACCTACGCACAAGACTTCGATCAGTACGTTGCGGCAGATTGGTCGTTGACAGGCACCGGCACCCCTGCAGCCGCTCTCGTGGCTGGCAACGGCGGCATCCTCCAGCTCGCCACCACAGCAGGCGCGACAGACGCATCCTTCCTCCAGAAGACTCCGGCTGCTTTTGCTGTCAACACTGCCAACAAGCAAACGTTCTTCAAGTTCGGCGGCACCCCGTCGAGCGCGGCGGGCGCCTTCTACTGTGGCCTTGCGGCAATCGGCTCCGGGGCAGAATCTGCCCTCGTCAACGGTATCGTCCTGTACAAAGCCGCCGGCGCAGCCACCATCGTGCTCGACATTATTGTGGCCAGTGCTCACACGACGTTTGCCTTTCCGGCTGCGTGTGTGGTGACTGCTGCAACCTTCATCGAACTTGGTTTCGCCGTGGATGCTGTGGGTAACGTGTTGGCATTCTGGAACCCCACGACGGGCTATAACCAGGTGAATGGTGGTGTTGTTGGTTCCGTGACGACTCGCGGTTGTGTGGCTGTTGCAGCCGCTCCGACACTCCCCGCTGTCAACATGGCCCCGATTGTCGGCTACACCAACAACTCTGCTGTGGCACAAACGGTCAACATCGACTTCCTCGTAGCCTCCACGGAACGGTAAGCCATCATGACAATCGCAACCCAAATCATCATGGATGGGACGCGAAATGCAGTGGTCAAGATCGTAGGAACCTTGACTGCTGCAGATCAGCCCCAGACAACGATTGTCAACGCGTCCGCGTTGGCGTTTGCCCCTCCGCTGTTGAACATCATGCATGTCGATTACAGCATCAGCGACGGGCTTGAGGTACAACTACTGTGGAATGCTACCTCCGATGTTCTAATCATGCCCCTTGCAGGTCGTGGGCGCATGTCGTTTGTGGATTTCGGCGGTCTTCCCAACAATGCCGGGGCGGGGGTCACAGGCAACATCGACCTCCAAACCACTGGTGGGGCGGCTTCGGGCTCTGTGCAGCTCATCTACACCATCATTCTTGAAATGACGAAGAAGGGCTTGCCTGGATACAAGTTCCAGAGCTAGGAGAACGCAATGGTTAAGAAAGTGGCAGGACCAAATCGCAAGGGACCAAAGGGACAGACAAACATCGGGAAAAAGATCCCTGATACCCCTTCGAAGAAGCAGCCCACTCCGATGAGCGCGAAAGCAGCCGCGTCAAAGATGGGCTCGTTGATGCACTCCCGCGTACGCTCCTGCAAGAAGCCAACCTTTCGCTAACCCCTGGAGAAGGGAATGCCCACTTACAGCGGCACATATAGTTTTTTCATGTCCGCCCAGGATACTGTGGCGGCTGCTCTTCGTTTGACGGGGGCATTTGATGAGTATGAGACCATTCCGGCACAGGATTTAACCAACTGTCTGCAGGCATTGGAAATCATCTGCAAAGAGATGGCTCTTGAGGGATTGCCGCTGTGGTGTGTGAAGGATGTGTCGTTTCCTACTGCAGTAGGGCAGGCTGCCTACAACCTGTCCACAATCACCGTCTCGACTCTTCCTTTGCGCGTGCTTGACCAGTACATTGTCAGTTCTACTGGCAATAGCGTTACACTAGTGATGACTTCCCGCTACGATTGGGACACCCTTGGCCAGAAGTTCCAACCTGGTGTGCCCAATCAATGCTGGTATGACCCACAATTGGCTGGAGGCACTCTCACCTTGTATGACGTGCCGAACGACGCCACGCACACCATCCATGTAGTGGTGCAATTGCAGATGCAGGATGTGGGCTCACTGACGAACAACATTGCATTCCCTCAGGAAGCCTACCGCATGCTCAAGTGGTGCTTGGCGGATGAAATCTCCCTCGAATACCGCACCCCTGCGAACGAGCGACTTGAAATCAACCAAAAAGCCACTGGCCTGAAGGACAAGTTCTTCAACGCTGAGTTCGGCCAAGAACAGTCGAGCATCTACTTCACCCCCGACAACCGCGCACGGATGTAATTGCTATGGCACAAGGTGATGACGGCAGCGAACAGGCAGTATCGTGGTGCAATCCCATTGAGACCCGGGATGGGACGCTTGCGGCGGACGCAAAAATGGTCAATTGCTTCATCGAAGGCACGCCGAACGGAAAGGCTGCGGTGAAGCGGCCTGGGACTGTCTACACGGGGGCGGTGACGGGGCTTCCGCAGGGCCTTTTTGGCTACAACGGTACGCTCTATTCGATCAACGCAAACACGGCCTTCCCGTTTGGCAGCATTACCGGCACAGCCATTCCGAGCCCCCCAGCGGCAGGCACACCGGCTGTAACGCTAACCTCTGACAACACAGTCTACCCCGCGCTCGTTCAATTCCCCAACAGTCTGTACACCTTCAACGGCACGTTCACCCATGTCACGGATGCCAACTATGGCCCCAACGTGCAGCCTGGCATTGCATTCCTTGACGGTGTGTACTATGTGATGGACTTCAGTGGGAAGGTGCTTGGTAGCGCGATCAATGACGCGACCACATGGCCCGCATTGGACTTTGTAGCAGCCGATCAGACCCTCGGCCATGGTGTGAGCGTGGCCCGGCATCTGAACTATGTTGTTGCATACTATGCCAAGGGCATTCAGCTGTACTATGATGCGAATTCGGCACCCAATGGGCAGGGAACGGCCCTCGGTTTCGTGAGTAGTGGCACCTTCCGCACTGGTTGTGCCAATGCCTACACCATCGTGGAATTGAGCGACTCCAATTTCTTCGTCTCCAACAATGCAACCTATGGCAAGAGTGTCCAGCAAATCGACGGTATCACGCTGACCCAAATCAGCACTCCCTTCATTGAAAAGATCCTCAACAGCCCTGCCATCCAGTGGGAAGAGACCCAGGCCTTTGTGTGGGCCTTTGGCGTGAAGATGGACGGGCATAGCTTCTACGTCCTCACACTTGTTGACCTCAACATTACCCTTGTCTATGACATGGCCACGCAAACTTGGCAGTTGTGGTCCTCAGTTGTCAGCGGTGTGGAGCAATTCTTTGCTGCCCGGTTCTACATCAGCAATCCAGCCAACAATGGCAATGGTGGTCCTGGGGACTACATGCAAGATACAGTAACAGGCCGTGTGATGAAGTTCTCCCCCACAACCTACGTGGATGCTGTGGGCAATATCAATGTGACCTGCGTGAGCCCGAACTACGACTGGGGTACACTGAACTGGAAACGGTTTGGGGTGATGAATCAGATAGCCGACACGGTGACAACGACAGTCAGTGTGAGCTTTAGCGACAACGACTATCAAACGTTCCACGCACCTCGGATGATTGACCTTTCGACGGTGCGCAAGCAACTCCGGAATTGCGGCTCCAGCCGTCGCAGGGCCTGGAAACTCACCCACTCCGACAACACCCCCCTTCGCTTGTACGACATGAAGGTTTCAGCCACAGGACTCCCGCGATGAGCAACGAACTTGTGAAGCACTACATTGCTGGTGGTGTGTATGCCAAAGAATGGCTGGCGGAAGGGGTTGGTGAGGCCATCCAACAGCACACGCACAACTACGATCACCTGAGCTATCTCGCAGTCGGCCAAGTGGAGGTTGTGGTTGACGGCGAGCATCCTACGATCTACACGGGACCGACCGGCATCAACATCAAGGCAGGCAAAGCCCACCGTGTTACAGCACTAACCTCTGATGTTGTGTGGTTGTGTATTCACGCTATCCCGTCTGACCTGCGTGATACAGAGATGATTGAGAAAACGCTCATTTCCGATTAATCCATAGAAAGTAATATACATTAATTCCTACTAGAAAATGGAAAATATTCTCACAGTCGCTCGTGGTGTTAACGTGATGCCGCTCGCGCTCCAGCTCCGGCGCAATCCCCAATTGTGGAATCAGCGACGGGAGCGGACAGAGCGCGAGGACAGTCCCCATCAAGGGGTTGATGATATTTGGGTACGCTATGGCGGAGCCTCCTACGAGGAGTCCCAGGAACCTCATGAAAGCGTGTGGCTCGAACCAGCCTCCGTGTTGCCTGAGGCCAAGTCCCATTCCCGCGCTATCATGAACCTCGTCGGTGGGGACGCTCTTGGTGGGATTCTGATCACACGCATCCCTCCGAGTGGACAAGTCCTCCCCCACAAGGACTTGGGTTGGCATGCCCTGAACTACGACAAGTTCGCACTTCAGATTGCCAGCCACCAGCAGCAAGCCTTCTGCTACAGTGACGGCCAACATGTGACAGCCCCTGGCGACGTGTACTGGTTTAACAACCAAGCCGAGCATTGGGTTATCAACGATTCCCCTGTTGAGCGCATCACCCTCATCGTGTGCGTGAAACTCGACCGACCTTTTGGAGGCTGACATGCCGTTTTCAACAATTGCTGGTGCCGTGATTGGCGGTGTGGCCAGCGCCGGGGCCTCTGCTGCCATCGGTAGCATGACCGGAGGTGGCGGGGGCGGGAGTGCTGCCGGTGCTGCTGACCCCTTTGCTGGCCAACGCGGGCAGTATCAAACCATGCTGTCCGATCTTATCAATAATCCGTCATCGATCACGAGTCAGCCAGGGTATCAGTTCAATCTGGACCAAGGATTGAAGTCTGTGCAGGGCTCTGCAGCAGCCAATGGCATGCTCAACAGTGGGAATGTACTGTCCTCACTGCAAACCTACGGACAGAACTACGCGCAAAGCCAGTTGACCAACCAAGAGTTGCTGCTCGCACAATTGGCAGGTGCTAACGTGGGCTCTCCCGGAACCGCTGGCCAGATCATGGCCGGGCAGCAGGCTGCCAACCAACAGGCTGCCAGCGCCCTCGGCAATCAGATCGGCGGGGCAGTTGGCCAGGGTGTGGGAGGCCTTTTCGGCAGCAGCGGCGGCTACAGCGGAGGAAACCCATTCGCAACCGACACTTCCGGCTATGGCGCTGGTGCCAACACCTACGGCTTCACCTCGGGGGTGTCTGATCCCTCATCTGGAGTCGGCTACGGATTCGGAGCTTAATCATGGCAGGCTTTCTAGGCAATCTAGCTCTCGCGGCGGGCCGCAATATCCTCTACGGCCAAGAGTTCCAGAAGAAGCAAGCTGATCTCGAACTGGAAAAGCAGCAAGTTCAGATGGGTCAAATGGCTATGCAACAAGCCCAGCGTCAGCAGCAAACCCAGCAAGCTGTTGGAGGGTTTCTTGCATCTGAGGCAGCCAAAGACCAATCAAATGTCACCGATCCTGCCAAAGCCTCCCAGCTGTACCAAAAGGCTGCCGGCATGGCATTGCAGCAAGGCGACTTCGTCTCTGCAAACACCATGGAGGAGCTTGCAAAAGGCAAGTTGAATGAGGCCAAGGAACAGGCACAGGTGGTTGCACAGCAACAGCAGGTGAAGAAAGAAGCCTTGGCGAATGCTGCGGAAGACTACAGTGCCAACCCAACGGCTGACGGTGCCAAGGATTTGATGCGCAAGGCTGTGGATGCGGGCATTCCTCCGTCCCAAATCCCTCAACCCGGCACCCCGCAATGGGAAACCTGGAAGAATCAGCAAACTCTCGCAGGGAAAACTTCCGCGCAAAAGGCTGACTATTTGCGAGAAGTTAATAAAGCCAACGACGACCGCCAGGAAAAACAACGCGAATTCAATATCAGAGAAAGGGAAGTCCAATCCCACAACCGAGAAACCGCGATGTTGCGAGAGTCTATGATTCAAATCGACCGCGAACGACTCGCAGACTCTCGGCAAGCTCGAGCTGATAAGGCTGAAGAGAAGGCCCCGACAACCAAAACTATTGGCAACGCCACCTATCAATACGACCCTTCTAAGAAACTGGAAGGTGCCCGTGATACTGCCGATCCAGCGTGGGTGAAACTCGGAGAGAAGCTGACTTCACAGCAAATCCAAGGCGTCTCTCGCGGTTCGTTCGCGGCTGCGGAAATCACGCGCTCGCTCGGGACTGCCCTCAAGTTCGATCCGGGTACTACCACGGGACCGTTTGCCCACCTTGGGGCCAAGAGTCCGATGGAAGCCATGGTCAAAGTTGGAGCAAATGCACTCACTCCAGCTCAATTCCAGTCCATGAACGTGAATGCCGCAGGTTTGGGCAATCAAATCTCCTCCCTCGAAGCCTCTCTCGGTGGTCGGATGGCTGCTGGCACGCAGCAGGCCCACTTGCAAGATATGGCAGTCCCGCAACCCGGTGATTCTGGTTACACCGCCGCCTACAAGATTGCCAATGCCAAGGAACTGACCCTGACCGCATTGAAGCACCTCCCCGGTAATTTCAAAAACACCGAGGAAGGTAAATCTCAGATCAAGGAATTGGAAGACTCTGTTCCGTTCTCGACTGACGATATCATTAAGGCAATGAAGAAAGACCCGCAATCGAAGAAGGCGGAGGCTGAAATTCGTGGCCTCATCATGAGTTCGGAGAAGGCTAAAGAGAACATCACAGAAGCTGCGCCGTTACTTGGAGCAACCGGAGGTGGTGGTAACACTCCCCCTCCTGATATCCAGTCCCTTGTCGACAAATACCGGAGCAAGTAATGGCAGACTTGTCGCAATACTACGACGCTCTGAAGAATGCTGATGCTGCCGGGGATCACAAGGCAGCACAGCAGATTGCGGATTATATCCACGGGCAGGAGACTGCAGGAGCGTCGGCGCAACCTCATCAGCAACAGCAACCTGCGGCCCCCAAAACCACCAGCGAACGTGTGAAGGATTCGCTTGCAAACCTTCAATCTGAAAACCCCCTCAACAAACTAGGACCATCCGGTGAGCCTTCTCCATCTCCTACTCTCGCAGGGGCTGCCAAAGCCGTGGCTGGTTCTACTGCTTTTGGCGGTGTGGCAGGGGCATTGTCGCCAGAAATCATTCAAGGTCTTGGAGTGGCTGCAACGTTTATCCCTGGGATTGGAGAGGCTGTCGGCCCGGCGCTTATCGAGACTGGACAAGCACTCAAGCCCCTACGACAAGGTATGGCAGCAGCAGGGGCCTTTTCCGGGGCAATCTCCGAAACCGCTGGCCAGGTCGCTGAAGCCTCTGGAGCTTCCAAAGGCACAGCAGCAGCTGCCCGATTGGCTGGCGGCCTGCTCTCCCCAGGTGCGGGTGCACTTGCAGGGTTTGTACCCAAGGCAGGAAAGCTAGCCTGGACAATGGCGCAAAAGATGGCTGGGGCGGAAGTTAGCGTGCCTAAGGCAGTGGAAACGGCCCGTGAGAACATGGCACGGATGGCTGAAGCTGGCCAACCGCAAACGGCCATGCATGCGATGCTGCAAAAGGGGGTGGAGGAGAACCGCCAAGCGACCGAGAAGGCCGCCGATGCGATGATGGCACAAGTCCATGCCGATGCCGCACGGGTCGCGCAATCGAATCCGGCCACCGCCTCACGGATGGTTGCCGAGGGTGAGGCTCGTGCCGCTCAAATGCGTGCCGACGCCGCAAAACAGGCCACCGCCTTGGAAAAAGCAAGTGATGGGAAGATCAAGACTGCGGCAAAAGTGTTGGCCCAGGCGGCTCCGGAGTTGGCAAAGGTCGGCCAAGTGAGCGAACTCTCGGACATTGGCACCACCATCAGACAGGCTGCCACTGTAAAGCAAGGGGCTGAACTACAGGCACGCAATGAAGCCTACAAGGCAACAGTGGCGGAACGCGACGCCGCAGTGGCTGCCAAAGAGAAGGCTGGCCAGTCGATTGACGAAACCCCTTCCATCAGGGCTCTCAAGAAAGACCTCGCTACGCGCCTGGGCAAGGTCCGAGGGTTCGAGCAAACCACTGATCAGGGGGTGCGTCGAGGGTATCAGCAAATCCAAGATGCCATCACGCGACGGGATGCCGATACTGGATTGCTGGATGCTGCGGGCAAGCCAATTATTGAGAAGGGGAAGACCTCGTTTGAGGCATTGGACCAAGTACGGCGCAAACTTGGCGATGTTATCTCGGGCCACGCCCCTGTGGAAGGCTATGATGCCATTGGGAAGCAAGCTGCCCAACGCATGTATGCACAAATCAGCAAGGCTCAGGAGGAGTTTGCAGGGGAAGCCCAAAAGACACTGCAACGGGACTATGCCGAGGGATCAGCAAACCTCACCAAATTCGGTTCCAAAGCGGGAAAGAAGCTGACGGCCCTTGACCGCGTCGATCCCGAACGATTCGCGGGCGACCCCAAGGCTTTGCCGAAGGCATTCTTCAGCAGCCAGCAGGGGGTCCGAGACCTTCGGGAACTCACGGGCAACCCCGAGCTTGTCAATCGTCAGGCCTCCGACTACGCCGCACGGTCGATGCAGGGCATGTCATCCAAGCAAGCAAAGGAATACGTTCGTGAGAACCGAGACTGGTTACGAGAAATCCCTGGTTTGACGGAACGGTCCACTGCCTACGCGAACAAGTTGGAGCAAATCGAGCGCATCAACAAGGGTTTGCAAGATCGTGCAGAGTCTTTGGCTAAAACAGCCGCCAAAGTCCGCGAAAAAGGCATTGAGGAAGGGGAAGCCTACAAGCAAGGAACAACCGCGCGCGTAAACAATGCAATGGAAGCCTCTGCGAAAGAACAAGCTCGCATCCTGAAGGAAGGCACGGCGAGGGTTGAGGCGGCTAAAGCGGAGGCACAGGCACCAGCCAAGGGATTGGAAACCATCCTCAAAGGTGGTGAGAGCCCCGAAGCCATCCGCAACCTCCTATTGAACGGCAAACCAGAGCAGACACGGCTGGCGGCACAGCATCTTGCAAGCCAACCTGGGGGCAAGGAGGTGCTAGAAGCAAGTGTGCGACAAACTATGCGCAATATGACGGAGGGGAACCTCCGGCAGCAGTGGCAAGAGAGAATCCGACCGATGCTCAGGGATGGAAAGATGCTTCCTGAAGACCGTTTACGTGTTCTCGAAGCAGATGTTAACCGCCTCTTGTCCTCTTATAAGGGCAAGGATAAGATGACTCTCATTCAACGCCATATAGCCGCCGCTCTGGGCACAGCCGCAGGGCCGCAATATTGATTAAATGGTAGGAATTAATCTACTTTAATTCCTACCAATAATTAGGACACCTCACCATGCCCCGCTTCAGCGACCTCAAAACCGATGATGAGCGCCTAGCTTTCGTAAAAGACAAACTAGAAAAAGACGACAGGTGGGTCGCTCGGGGCATCCTCACTCTATTCTCTATGCAGACGCCTAACGAGAAGAGAGGCCGCAAAACCATCAAGGCAAATGGCAAGGGATTCAATTCCCATGACGCGGAAATCCTAACCCGCGTTGCACGTGAACTCCTCCACGGCGGCGGGGACCATGCAGCCCATTCTTTACAGCAACCATTCGCCCTCTCCAACTATATGTCGGAACCCCTGGAGCAAGCTGCGCGTCGGAAAATGCCCAAATACGCTGCGCAGCTCCTGGAATTTGCGGCAAAACGCCCGTATCCGGCGTGATAGTTTTTGCCTATGTGAGTGACCACTCTTATGATATTTTTCACAATTCCATAGGTGGAACAAAAACCTTGACTTACCCCTTGATGGGAGGTGCGTCGATAGTGTAAACTCAAAACCGTAGGCCGGATGGGCCGGTTTGCTTGTATATAGGGGTTCCATAGCGCAACGCGCTCTAGCTTAGGGTTTAAAACCATGGGCTAGTCGGGATTGCGATAGGTGGCAGTTTTCCCCATCCGATTAATTGGTAGAAATTAATAATTATTACTCCCTACCAATAATTCCTACGAACAACTCCCCCTGAGCCTTGCGTGCGCGCATGTGCTAACTTGAGGGGGCACCGCCTCCGGCGGATTGCGCGCACGCGCGGGCCGGTTCACGCCCCCATCCTCAGGTCCACGAGAATGAATGTCCTTTGCATCGATCCTACGGCCTCGTTCCTAGACTTCGCCCTCCGCGCGGAAGCGCAAGGCCACACTGTCCGTGTGTTCATGGGTCCGGACAAGCACGGCGACCGATACCCTGTCGGTGATGGCCTCATCACCAAGGTTCCTGACTTCCGCCCTTCGATGAAGTGGGCCGACCTCATTCTCTGCAGTGACAATTGCAAGTACATGGTGGAGTTGGAGGGCTACCGCAATCGCGGTTTCCCCCTCTTCACTTCCAATTGCGAGGTCACAGCATGGGAGTTGGACCGCGCTCGTGGCCAACAGGTCATGGAAGAATGCGGCATCGAATGCCTCCCCACCATTGAGTTCAAGAACTACCGCGATGCCCATGCCCATCAAATGACAAACAAGGGCATCCGCTACGTGTCGAAGCCCTCTGCCGATGTTGACAAGGCCCTGTCCTATGTGAGCAAAGGTTATCAGGACATGTGCTTCATGCTCGACTATTGGGAGAAGAACCAGAAGAAGAAGGTTCCGTTCATCTTTCAAGAGTTCTGCCCCGGGATTGAAGTGGCTGTCGGTGGTTGGATGGGTCGCGATGGCTTCCTCTCCCACTTCCTCGAAAACTTCGAGTTCAAAAAGTTGATGCCAGGGGAAGTCGGCGTGAACACCGGCGAGATGGGAACTGTAATGAAGTATGTCACGATTGAAGAGTCCCGGCTTGCTCAGGAATTGCTCCTTCCTATTGAATCCCGATTGATCCGCGAGGGTTACACTGGCTACATCGATGTGGCTGTGATGGTCGGTACAGAAGGTGCGCGCAAGGGCAGGTTGAATCCACTTGAATTTACGAGCCGTCATGGCTGGCCATTGTTCCAGATTCAGCAGGCCCTGCATCCTGACATTTGCTCCTGGATGGGGGAGGCCCTAGCTGGCCGTGACACGTTTGCTCCTTATAAGGATGTGGCCTTGGGTATTGTCACGGCCATGCCCGATTTCCCCTACAGCAAGCTCACCCGCAAAGAAGTGACAGGATTCCCGATCTGGGGGCTGTCCGCCGACAATCGCTACAATTTCCACCCATGCGAGTTGATGCTTGGGGAGAGTTACGGTGACAGCGGCAAGATCGAACCCATGATGGTGTCGGCTGGGGACTACTTGGCTGTCATCACGGGCACGGGTAAGACAATCTCGAAGGCCAAGGATCATGCCTACAGTAACTTGAAGGAGTTCGAGATTCCTAACTCGCCGATCTTCCGCACCGACATCGGCAACCGTCTTGAGAAGCAGCTTCCCGAATTGCAGAAGTATGGCTATGCCGAATCATGGGAGTGGTAAATGAGCCAACGAGTCCCCCCGGTTCCGGCCAATGGCCCCGATATGCGGTGGTACAACACGCTCATGGCCACGGTGAATGATGCGTACGCGGGCACGACCACGACCGCGCAACGGCCCCCGAAGCCTGTGATCGGTCAGCACTATTTCGACACGAGTCTTGGGGTGCCGATTTGGTGTAAGAGCTTGAATCCGACGGTTTGGGTGAATGGCAGTGGGACCGTTGTGTGAATTATTCATAGGAATTAAAGTAGATTAATTCCTACTAATTAATGGGAGTTTGTGGTGGGCAGAGCCGATTTCTTCAAGGACGGGCAGTGGAATTTTACCTGCGACCTCTGTGGTGCTAAAGAGAAGTCGGGGCAAGCCATGTTCACTTGGAACGGCTTGTATGTTTGCAAACACCACAAAGAAATCCGGAATCCGCAGGACTTCCTCAGAGGTGTGAGGGACAACCAATCCACTCCATGGACTCGTCCTTATCGTCCTCCGTTATGCGACACCACCGAATTCCCGTTTGCTCAGTCCTGCACGTTGCAGGGAAAGAACGCCATTCCTGGATTCGCCCTCCCCGGTTGTGCGATCCCTTCTTACGTGAACACTGCCTTCTATCCTTCCATTATCCAGTATCGTGGTTGGGCAATTCAGGACACCTATGGTTGCCCGATCCTCGACACTAACGGGCAACCGATCTATCCCCCGCACACGCCATCAGCCACAAATCCGCCACCTCCTGCTGGCTATGGTGGCCGACTCGATATCGATTTTTACCTGGACGTCTCGATCCTGCTATGAAAAAACTTCTAGCTTTCCTGCTGTTGTGTGTGTCGGTAGCGACGCATGCCCAATTCGTGCCGGGGCAGCTCTTGACAGCAGCCGAATTGAACACGCAATTCGCTCTCTATGCTCCCCTGGCTGGTGCTACTTTCACTGGCCCGGTCACGATCCCCACGATCAACAGTGGTGCTAACGCAACCACGCAGGGGTTTCTCGATAACAGCACGCTCCTCGCGACAGACTTTTTCGTCAAGCGCTCGATCCTTGCCGCCACCGCTGCCATCCCCATCACCAACTTCACCGGCGGTACATACAACTTCGCCACCACTGGAACTGGAGCCAGTTTTGCTGTCCTGACTTCTGGTGGAGCTATCTCCAGTGTCATCACAGTGGTTTCCGGGGGAAGTGGTGGGTATCAGGTAGGGGACTGCCTCATCATGGTAGGGGGGAACGGGGATGCGCTTCTTCGAGTCACCGGGGTATCGGGTGGTGCGGTCACATCCGCCTCAATTCTCTATGGAGGTACTGGCTATGTCGGGAGTCTTCAACTTTCAGGCATACCCCTCCCCCCGGGAGCCCGAACTGGCCTGTTGAGTGGCACTCTCACCAGCAACGCGCTCATCATCATCCCTGCCGGAACCTACCTACAGGGCGGGCGTCGCATTGCATTTGCCAATAACACGACCGGAGCATTCACCACTACGGTCAAATTGAGCAACGGTTCTGGCGGCTCCACAGGAACGGGGGTTGTCCTTCCACAAGGCACGGCCAACAGCACCTCCATCCTTCTCTACACAGACGGTCAAAACGATGTGTGGCCAGAGGTGAGTGTTGCGGCTATCGGGAGCATCCCCCTCTCATCATTGCAAACCCAAGCCGCCAACACGGTTGTGGGCAATGCCACCGGATCAACAGCCAGCCCCACCGCAATCACAGTCACTGGATGCAATGGTGCCGCGCAAGCTCTTCAATGGACGAACGGCAGTGGTTTTGGTTGCAACTCCACAATTGCTACTTCCGGGGCTAATGCAAACATCACCTCATTGTCGGGGCTGTCTACGGCTTTGTCCGTCGCTCAGGGGGGAACGGGTCGTGCAACCCTCACGACCCATGGAGTACTAGTAGGTGAAGGCACAAGTGCGATTAACCAGCTGACCGCAGGCACGACCGGACAAGTTCTCGTCGGTAGTACTGGAGCAGATCCTGCATTCGGAACGTCGGTTGCCGGACTTACCTTCACCTCTGCTATTACTCCACAAAGTACCGGCGGCATTGTTGGCACGACAACCAATGACAGTGCCAACGCCGGAAGTGTCGGGGAACTCCTAACCAATGCAGCTACAGCAACTTCTTTAAGTACAGGAGCTACTTCTAACTGTACGAGCGTGTCTCTTACGGCGGGAGATTGGGACGTCTCCGGTACAGTCACATTTGTCCCGGCAGGATCGACTTCTGAAAGTGCTTACAATGCTGGGATAAGCACAACAAGTGTCACATTTCCCGCAGCCAATACCGGGGCATCCACAGGGTTTACGCAATCAGCGGCTGTTTTGCCTGGCGGGGCTATCTTACAGGTTTCTTCTGTTCGGGTAAGCATAGCCTCAACAACCACTGTTTATCTGCTAGGTAATGCTACTTTTACAGTCAGTACAATGACTTGCAATGGGTTTATCCGGGCACGTCGAATTCGTTAACGGTTACAATCTTCCTTAACCTGAGGGGTTAGATTATGGCAGAGCAAGGGTCATACCCCATGAATGGGCGTGTACTGGCAAGTACGGACACTGTTACAGGTGTGGTATCAGGACAAACTGCCGACATTCCCTTGGGATTATTGTCTGCTTTTGTGGGGACGAACACCACCTCAGGGCCTACATCTTCCAGGCCTATTCCGACTTTTGCTGGTCAGCCTTATTTCGACACCACCCTAGGCTTCATGGTGTGGGCTAAAGTGTTAATCCCTACACCAATTTGGGTAGATGCTGCGGGAGTGCAAGTATAATGCCATCAGTAAATTATCAGGATTACAATCAGAACAATCCCATAACGTCTGCCTGGCTGAACGCCATTAACAAATTCGTTTACGGGGCCAGTGGCAACAATAGTGTTAACTCTCCAATAGCCTGGGTGCGGTTCAACGGTTCTACCGGGGCTGTTGTGCAGTCTTCGGGTGTGAGCGGCGTTGTGAGAAATAGTGCTGGAAACTACACTATTACTTATGCTACGGCACAAGCCCAGGCACAAAATGTCTATCAATTGACTAGTAATTTGCTGGGATTTAGTGCTGTGACAGCGGAATCTATTGCAAATGTTACTGTGCAATTCGAGAACACCCTGCAAGTGGCTACAGACCCTACAACAGTCTGCTTGATTGTATTCGGCACTTTTGCTCTTCCTTATTAAAGGAGACAGCTGTGAAAAAGATTCTTATTGGGATTTTCCTGCTTCTGTGGAATGTCATTGGGCATGCTCAAACATTCCCTGTGAGCAATTTACAGATTAATGGGTCGGTCATCTCTTACGGAGGGGTAGCCACTGTCGCTAATGGAGTGCCGGTTGAGTATGCCTTGCTGAACTCCATTACTCAAACAACGTCAATCTCCACTACAACCATCTATACAGCCGCTACTTCTGGTTTCTATCAAGTTATTGTGGATATGCTTTGTACAACAGGGGGGACTGGGGGGACAGTCAGTACTACTGTTGGCTGGAACAACGGCAGTGCTGGAATTCTGGCATCGACCGGGAACATGTCTTTGATTACTCTAGGGAATGAGATCAGCCAGGTCTACACTGTATATGTTCCCGCTGGGCAAGCAATCACTTACGCAACGACGGTGGCGGGGTCTGCTGGTTCTCCTCAGTACTCCCTCCGAATTCGTGTGCTTTTTTTGGGGTAATTATGCCTACGTACTACAGCGAAGACTCCTCGCAAGTTTCTTTTGTGCAGCTCTCGTCGGCCCCTACGAGGTCGGCACAAGCGAAGATGCAAGATTTGCCAAGTGTGAAAGACTTTGGAGCGGTGGGCGACGGGGTCACTGATGACACCGCAGCTTTTGCAGCTGCCATTGCAGCCTACTCAGGAAAGGTTATTTATGTGCCTGACCCAGCCGTCAACTATCTCTTATCAGCCACAGTAAACATTCCAAACAACACTTCATTGATCGGGCAGGGTAAGTTTTCCACAAAGATCTTCAAGGTTGGCGCGAATGATCTTTTTTGGCTGGGTGATGGGGTGTTTCTGGAAAAGCTGTGGCTGGACGGGCAAGGGGCAACACAGGGAGTAGGGAAGGGTGTCGTGATCGGCTCTATCAATGCTAATGATGGGCATCAGAGTATTGTCAATTGCCGCATTATTAACTTTAATGATGTGTGTGTGTACTTCTCACAAACGACTGCTGGGTCCCAGTTCTTCATGGGGAATACAGAATACAATCAGTATAATGCGGCGATTGGTTCGGGAAAGTATGGGCTGCAGGTTGTGTTTAACGCAAGTCCACAGACTTTGGCGGTGCCTCGCGTGTTGGTTGGGTGCGAGACCAACGGCTCACCATCGATTGCTTTTGGAAATTGCAATGATTTCCATATTCATGGTGGGTATCTTGGGGATTTGAATTTCTCTGTGAACTCTCGGGGAATTCTCATCGCTGGCACGCGTGTAGCTGGTGGAAGCCCTATTACCGTCAATGGTGCGAACCACTCGATTACAGGGTGCGATATCGGCCCGACAGTGGTGCTGGCGTCTGGTGTGCAGTCTGTCACTATTGGCCCTGGAACCTACAATAACCCTCCTGTATTGGATGGCAGTGGGAGTGGGACGAATTTAATTTATCACGGGGCGGCTACCTACACTCCGAGCTTCACCTCTTCTGGCGGCGGGACAAGCATTGGGAATGGAACAATCACAGGCACCTGGAACAGGCAGGGGATTGTGGTGACGGTGAATATTGCTATGACTGTTGGGTCGACTACGGCTATTGGGTCTGGGGATATCCTGTTTGGGCTTCCTCCGAGCGCTCCCAACTTGAATGCAAATGATCAGACAACTGGGGGGGCTCGGTTTAATCGGGTGTCAACAGGAACGTCCTACACGGCAATGTGTGATGTGACTCCATCTGCCCAGCAGGTTCGATTATTCCGGGACACTTCTGGTGTGGTGAATGGTGCGTCTCCAGCGAGTTCAGGGCCTGGGGACTCATATGAAATTCAATTCTCTTACACGATTGTGTAATTTATAGTAGAAATTAATAATTATTACTTCCTACCAATAAATCAAACGGGGCAATGGATGCTGAACATGGATAACTTCAAGCAGGAGATTGCCTCCAGCGTGGCCAAGGTTGCACCTCCTGCGGGGGTGAGCATGTGGCTAACATTAGGGGCACACTTGGACGACTGGATTAAACTCGCAACGCTGGTTTATATCATCGTTCAGGTCACTGCTCTGGTAGTGGGGAAGTATTTGATCTGGACTGGTCGGTACACTCCGAAGGGGAAGGGTGATGAGTGAGGCATTTGACAAGTGTTGGGTGCTGACGCTGGGGAATGAGGGGAAGTACACCGTGGATAATGGTGGCGAGACCATGTGGGGCGTGACTGCAGCGGTTGCTCGTCGGTGGGGGTATGTCGGGGCGATGAAGGATTTGCCGCAAGCCACCGCCAAAGAGATTGCGATGGCCAACTATTGGTCCCCCTTCGGGTGCGAATTCTTTCCGTTACCGGTTGCCTTTCAAGTTTTTGATACAGCCTACAATGGTGGCCATCCGCTTCAATGGCTGCAGTCAATCTTCCAGACCACAGCCACAGGTTCGGACCTCGGCACGATCCTGTCAATGGCTAATCCCTGGGAAGTGGTAGCCAAGTTCAACGCACGGCGTTTGCAGTACCTGGCTGGCTTGAAGCAGCCGCAGTATGCAGATGGTAGGATGAATCGCATTGCTAACAACATGGTTGCAGGAGGTTCCCTTACATGATTCCCCAAACGGAGGTCCCATTGGATGACAAAAGCTCAACGCCGACGACAACGCCTACGCTCCCTGTCGGCCCCGCAATCGGCTTCAAAAGCAGCGAGTTTGCCGCCACTGTTGCGACTGCTGTTGCTATTGGCAGCGGTCACGTTCCTGCCAACTATGTTCCTTTGGTTGCTGCTCTTGTTGGGCTCTATACTGCTGCACGCACTTTGCTGAAGGTGGTGCATGCTCTTGGATATGCAAAGAAGTTGCCTGATCTTCCACAACTCCCGGAGAATTTGAAATGAAGCTTCGAAACATGATTGCTGTAGGGGCATTGGTTGTACTGTCGGCGTGCTCAAGCTTGGGGCTGACCCCGGCGACAAGCCCCTCACAAGGCCTGGCGTATGCGTATGGCACGGTGGCAGCGGTGCGTTCGTCGGCGGCTGCAGCTCTCACAGCAGGCACGTTGTCGACTTCGCAAGGTCAGCAGATCCTTGACCTCACCGACAAGGCTCGTGCTTCGCTGGATGCTGGTGAGATGGTTGTGGTTTCGAATCCGACGAATGTCACGGGGGTTGCTGGCTATCTTTCAACGGCCACTTCGTTGTTGACCGAAGCACAAGCTCTCCTCCCGAAGTTGTCTGGCACCCCCCTCAAGTAAAGGAGCAATATCATGGGTTCAGTAGCTGAAGCTCTCTCGCTGTTGTTGGCCGCAACGAATGCTGCCGCAACGGCAATCGCAAACGCGCAGCAGATTAGCGCGATGATTCAACAAGCCAATGCGGCAGGCACCACCACATTCACCCCGGAGCAATGGACTACGATTCAGAAGATCGATGATGATGCCCGGGCTGCCCTTGTCGCATCGATCACTGCGGCGTTGGCGAAATGACTGCCGAGTTCCGCTCAAAGCTGATCGTAGAACCAGCGAGCGAATATGATGATGGGCAATGGCGGCTTACGAGCACGCTGTCGTACTATAGTGAAGTGCTGGGGGCATTGGTGATGGTGCCTCCGGGGTTTGTGACGGACTTCGCTAGTGTGCCGAGAATTCCCGTGGTGTATGAGTTGTGCGGGGATACGTCATCGGAAGCTTCTGTGGTGCATGACTGGGCTTACACGCAACATTTTTGTACTCGCGCACAAGCCGATGCTGTCCTGAAGGAAGCTTCATTGGCTACGGGTGTCCCCCGTTGGCGAGCTTGGCTGATGTGGGCCGGGGTGAGGGTGTTTGGCGGCAGCCATTGGCGGAATTAATAGTAGGAAGTAATGTAGATTAATTCCTACCAAAAAAGCCCACATCGATTAAGGTGTGGGCTTTTTTCTTTTAAGGAGGTGGGCTAGTGTGTGACCGTCTCCCCACGGACGTACTCACTATAGACCGCATACGAATCCGGGTCGCCATGCGCCACCTCGCTAACCGGCATGCCCTCCATGAGATTGCGATCATCCGCCACGAATCGCATGCTCACAATCATTGCTGGGTTTGCTGGCAAAGGATTCCCCATTTCCCGGAACCTGCGAAAGGCTGCTAGCGGTGCGGAGTCGATGTTGTCAACTGCAATGGAGCAGGAGAAGAATTGGTTGTCAGTTGTTCTTACGTAACAAAAGTATGACCGCATACAGCCTCCTAGGCTAGTCGCAATCGCCCCACGACTTCTCACTTGACACAAACCCCACAGGAATCAACAGTGGGTCTGCATATGGAATAGGCACGGTTGCTAGCTCGGCAATGCGAGGTAACAACTCGGACTTGCGGTGACTGGGCACAGCCCCTACGAGACTATCATGCACCTGAATCAGAATCTCCGCTTCCGGCATCCCATCTTCAATCGCTGCCCACGCCCGGTTAATCAAACACGCAACGGTTGACTGGGGTATCCACGCCACTGCCTGGTTAAAGATCGTCCCTTCGATCCGGTCGAAGAAGTAATTTCGATAGCCGAACGCATTCTCCACATAGCGACGACCAGATACTTGTTTCTTGATATCCTCTTGCCATTTAGCAATCTCGGGGCACAGCGAGAAGTACCATTTTTGAATCCGTTCAGTCTCGTGGACAAGGAGGCCGATGCGGGGTGCGATGCCGTCAGCTGTGCCAAGATAGTTCGTGCCATGACACAGTGACTTAAACATCGCATACTCGCGCGGGTGCGAGTTCTTCGACATACTTTGGTCATGATAGTACTCCTTCATAACTTCAACATAGGGCTTGCGGCCGGCCTTGAAGTTCTCTTTCATCCATTGACAATTGGACTCCCAGGTGACAATTCGCAGGTCGGCGCTGTCGAGGTCAATGTCGAACATTGTCATGCCCTGGTCCGGGATAAACAGTTTCCGAATGTTGGGGAGTTCGAGGCCATCGTCCTCAGTATCCCCACCCTTCGGAATATTCTGCATATTCATTCCAGTATTGAACGCATTTTTTGATGAGGCGAAACGATAAGTTTCCGTTCCGCAGACATTGAATGTGCATCGCATGCGGCCGTCAATATCGAGTCCCGCCTGCACAAAAGTAGAGTGGAACACCCCCAATGAGCGCAATTCGGCAATCTTTCTGGTAACTGGAAGTAAGATCGGCTCACGGCTAGCAATCTTGTGAAGTGCCTCATCATTGCATGTGACGGATTGTGTTTTTCGATTTTTAATCTCCCGCTGGCCCATCTGCCTGTAAAAGAAGTCAGCCATTTGAGGTGGTGACTTGATGTTGATTGTTTGCCCAAGGACGTCCTGCATCCACTGTTCGCGGGAGGCCACTTCGGCCATGAGGTCGAATGAGAGTTGAGCGCGGAGCTTGTGGTCCACGCGCACGCCGCGAATCATCGTGTTGAGGACACGTTGGCGCAGAGACTGTTGGAATTCATTGACGCTATCCAACCCCATACCGCGAGACACGTTAGAGAGAACATGGTGAATAGCAAGAGTGCGAGCAGCGTCAGTGCAATTGTAGCGCCAATACTGTATTTCTCCTTCTCCATCTTGACCTTCCTCCCAATTGGTTCGATCATCCTTCCAGTACAAGTGATCCTCACAATACATCGAGGAGAGGAAGGCCAAATTCTTCGGCAAATTGCTAAAGCATGAGTGTTGCTGGATCATCGTGTCTACGACATTGGGGCACATGAAATGCCAGTGCCGGTAGATGTATTGAGCGTCATAGTTCCAGTTTTGGCCGATGACAACAATCTCGCGCATGAGAGCACACATGCGTTCGACTAGAGAGGCTTCTTCCTCCAGTGGCCAGTAGCCTTCTGGATTGTTTGTTTTCATCAATGGGATACAAATGGCCTCTGTTGACGACCATGCAAAGGCAATTGACGATATATGACCTGCCCGTGTCTCAATGTCTACGCCCATTTTCACGGGTGCGTGCTCGGGAGCGTCTAGAGCCTGTTTAATTAGGCTTTCGAGTGTGTCACGTGCTTGCTCATAGGTCGGCTGTGCGTTGAACTTGTACCCACGATCCATCACCCCCGGTTTATCCTCATGCCGTTTCACCCGCTTCAAATCATGAACAATAATCGGGCGTTGGCTCCACTGCACGTTCACGATAGAGAAGGGCAATGTGGGGATGACCTTCAATCCGGGGATGAGGTCGGACTCCATGACGGAGGATCGCCAATTGAATGACGACCATTCACCCGTGAGCGCCCACAACGCGAGGTTGCCGGTCGTGCATACGACGTTGGGGCCAACTCTCCGAATCTCCTCGCGGAGCGCCTCCACCGCGTCAACTAGCTGCGGCATCACCCACTTTCCCTTGTACAAGACATGTCGGGAGGTTATGCCCTTCTTTTTCTCTGCGACTAGGCTGGAAATCCCTAGGCACCTGTCTTTAAAAACATAGGTCAAATAGCATTGGTCTCTAGACAATCCAGCCTCAGCCAACATTTTAGTAGCCTCGAATCCGGCCCCACCGATGAACGGTTCTTCACGGCGTAGATCGGCTTCGTGTGGAAATTCCCCGACAATCAGTACGTTAGCATCTAGCTTGCCGGTTCCGCGAATAGGCATATCAGTCCTTTCTGGTTTGTTTGTGTTCGATTCGCGAGCTAACCATTGCTCTTGAAATGGCTTGTCGAGTTGAGTTTACGAGAAAATGCTCGTGGGCGTGCTCAGGTTTTCGGATAGCGAGGCCGACGACAACCATAAGAGGGTGCCATCCGAGGTGAGTGCGAGGAAGTCGAGGCGGGATCATTCGACACGCTCCACACGAATGCGGGACGAATGGCATTTACAGGCAACCTTACGTGCCTTAGTAAAAGCCTCTTTTGTGGTTTTAGCATTGACCTGAAACATTACGACAGACCGGGGGAATTGGTCTAGCTTTACCAACACATCAAATGTTTTCATGTCACTTCCTCATAAGAGACTGCAATTCATTGGCGAGGGCATTGCCTTGAGCTTGTGAAAGAGTTGCAGATTCATCCAATCCTTTCATCCGTTGCAATGCGAGTGAGTAGTATTCAGGATTCATCTCGATCCCCACTGCCTTCACCTTGTAAGCATGAGCGGCAGGAAAAATCGTCCCACTACCGGCAAAGCTGTCCAGCACTGTGTCTCCTGCTCTAACGCTCCGCTTAAGCAGGTCAAGATAAAGAGCGACTGGCTTTTGCGCACCGTGGGACATGTTGGGGTCGGCCATAGTCGTAATGACATCTGGGTATATGCCCGTCGTAGGTTTCTTTCCCTTGATTGCATACAGAATCATCTCCCATTGCCTTCTCGGCCCATGCTCCGGATGGGGCACACGACCACTGTTTGGTTTCGTGCAAATGAATGGTGTACGTGTGACCCACCAGCCAGCTTGGGTCATCATTCGCTTCAGTTCGTGAAAGTTGTCGAGGTCACAGAAAACATATGCGTGTGCTTGAGGCTTCGCAACGCGAAACGCAAGCCCGCACCATTCGTCCATGAGGGACTTCCAGTGATCGTAGTCATCCTTATAGTGATGCTCGATTCCCCCGAGTTTTCCGGCGGCATCCCCGAATGAGTCCGCTCCCATCCCGTACGGAGGGTCCGTGAGAATAACATCAAACTGGTTTGCCTCCGCACTACGCATCCAAGACAAACAATTCGTGTTGTGGAGTTCATGGATTGATTGAGTGAAGGTTTTGCCGACCTCGGCTGCGAGAGCGACGTTGCGTTGGGATTCTTCCTGGCGTTTTAAGATCTTGAAGGCCTCATCGGCAGTCTTCGCTTTGGCGATTTCAGGTAGGTGGAGGAATTTAGCAACAACTAAGTCCTTCCGTACAGCCGCCTGATAACCGCCGTCGGAACGGCCCTTGGTTTCCATGGCTGTGTCTGCCACAGTATGCACCCTCCCCTCGGCCTGTGCTTGGCGAGAGCGAAGAGAATGGAGTTTTGCCATCGCGGCGGAGTTTTCTTGCCACGTAAGGTCCTTGCGATGCAAATTTTCAGAGAGTTCCGCCTCCTCAGCTTCGAGGGGCGCAAGTTGACCGAGAGTGACATATGGAATCTCTCCTTCAGGAACAATCTCCCCGTTGAACTTCAATTGACCTCCCAGCATCCAGAGGTCTTTCATGGCCCGGAGACGGCGTTCGCCAGCGACGAGTACCAATCCCTCGGGCGACTCTCGCACGACCACGGCATGCATGAGCCCGCGTGCGAGGATGGCCTCCGACAACTCGGCCATGGCAATAGGATCGAATTCTTGCCGTTGCCGACCTTCTGTGATGATTAGCTTTTTCTCTTGGATTGTTTGCATAGCATCATTCCTCTTGGAATGTGTCGAATTCATCTTCAGAAGGCGGGTGGGCTTTTCCGTGGTGGATTAGCCACGCCCCAAAGTCGCATGTGTAGCCATGCTCAATTCCGTCCACGAAGATTGGTGTTCGTTGCTCCGTGTAGTGAAGTTTCCGGTAAACAGCATACTCATCCTTGATGCTGACGCCATCTTCCAACACCACATGCGAATTACTATTCGAATAGTAATCGGTATCTACGATTTCGATTATCTTTGTCATGGCCTTGTTCAAGTAAAACCGCCCTCAGACGAGAGGGCGGACGGGTTAGGACTACGCCCTCACATCACGACAGCTTTGTGACCATCTTCACTTCGCCGTACACGATGCTCGGGTCGTTCTTGTCTTCTCTGTGAGTTACGCTAATCTTGGCCATGAGGCCTGGCAGCATAGCGAACGAGAACGCCTCACCGGGTTGGTTCTTGCCTACAGCCTCCCGCAGTCGTCCCAAGCCCACATTCTTACCTGCGGACATGTCGAGGCCACCCTGCGGGTTGGTGTCCAGCATGAGGCCTTGTTTGACCACGACTTCTTCGCGACCGCAAGTGGCCTTCACGCCAGCATCTTCCACGAGCCAGAAAACGTCGAGGGCAACACCGGATTGGGTGCCGTCTTTGGATTGCCATTGGCGGGGGGCAATCTTGCTGATAATGCCTTGAAACTCGCCGATCGGGCACGGAATGAGGGCAGTAGAGTTGGCTTCGGAAACTGAGGACTGAAGAAAGGAATCTGCATCAAACATGATTGTGTATCCTTGGTTTTGGGCTTAGAGCAATTGTACCGATGGGTCACATCGATGGGTAAATGATACGTCGTATGATATGAGGGTGGTAGCCAGTTATTTACCAATGCCTCCGATTTATTGGTAGGAATTAAAGTAGATTAATTCCTATGGTTAAATAAACGAAAAATACAGACACGCACCGATGTAGAGAAGAATGATGACGACTGCGTAAGCGCTCATACAAACACCATCGGGTAGAGAAGGTAGAGTCCCCACAAGAGGAGGGCGATGGTGATGAGTCTTTCGAGTGTGCTCTTTGCAAGCACAGTACCCAGAGCTTCCAGGATGCAAATTGTAATCAGGAATGCTTTCACAATACACCTCCGCGTGATTTCCACTTCGAAATGATCTGCCGGAAGTCCGGGGCAATCCCTTGAGCCACCGGCAGGTTGCGAGTTTTGACGTCAGCCAGAGCCGATCCCGTATCCCATGTCCATTTCGCACCTTCTCGAACGGTGAGGATAACATCCGAAAACATCGGATTGATCTTCGGACCGAGCTTGTTGCCCAATGCTGAGAGACTAATCTTCACGCCGCCCAGCACCGCGTCCGTCTCCCGCTCCACATGCCCGATGAGAACGAAATGGCATTTGCAGTTATCCGTGAGCATGCGCAGGATCTTCTCTACGGTGTCCATTGCAATGCCCCAATCGGATTGGTTGCGCACGGGTTTGCCACCGACTACGAGAGCCATAGCCGCACGCCCTAACCCCGCCATGCCATCCATCACGAGCGCCCGCGATGGTCCCCATGTGTCCACGCAGCCGAACTTCTCCCCTGTGCGGTCATCCGGGAAGTTGTTGAACGCCTCAATCATTTTGATGAACTGATTGTGCTTGGAGCGGTTGGGGTCCGACATTTTCGCTAGGCTGTCCAAGGCCAGTGTGTTGATCTTGTTGGCGGCATCGAGAAATTCGGTAAAGGATGCCTTGGGGGCTTCCAGCTGATGCCAGTGAAGGTTCTTGGGGATTTCCGTTCCCGCATCGGTGAAATAGCCGAGGAGGGATTCCAGGCCAGGTTCGAGGCCGAGGTAGAAGACTTCAAGGCCAGCATCCACCAACGTGCCAATGGCTCTGGTTTTGCCGGTTCCTGCTGGACCCATCAACAGCACATTCGTGCCGGGAAGGGTGGATTTCTTTTCTTCAGTCATTTGCAATCCTTCGTTCAATGAATTCCATGTGCCTCTCGAACTCCCATTTGACCACATCAGGGCAACTCAAAAGCAAGTTCGAGTACTCCGGTTCCCAGCTGAGGAGCAGGCTACCAGCTACGGTGAATGGGGAAGGGCCAGGGTGCTGTCGGCAATAACCTCCCTGAACCTGCCATTTACTTTCCCTTGGGGGGTCATAGTCAGTTCGTTTGACAGGGCATCGTGCCCATACTTCCCCACAATCCGGGCATAGATACACGTAGCTATAAGGCGGTTGCCTCTCGGCATGCACGATCATCGCGGGCCGAACAACACTTCCAAGGAAGGTGCCTTCGACATAGAAATGTTGTTCGTACATGTCTAGAGCATGCCTGCTAGTTCGTCGCCAAGAGATTGTCCGTCGTCTGTGGGGGCTCCCTTCAGGCCTGGCGCTGGTGGCAACGATTCGTGACGAACATGACCCCACGATGCCTCATGCTCGGCTACAGACAACTCCCTGCGTGCAAGTGGGTCCCAAACACGCTGCTCGAACTTTGCTGGCAGCCACTCCTCAGGATTTGACGACTTGCACACCGACACGAAGGAGCACCCGCCGTAGTCCGTGCATGCGCCATCGAGGGACCAGTCCCAGTAACCTTCCTCCCAGCAACGGATCATTCGCAGAATGTCTCGGTTAACCTGCTGCTCCCAACGATCAATTTCGTAATCGCTACGATAAGTAGGAACTTCGAGAGTATCGTATTTCGTTTTGAGGATGGATACACCACGAACAATAGTTCCAGCCGTTTTGATCCCCTGCCTCCGAGCAGCCCAAGAGTAGCCAGTGAATTGGGACCGCATCTCCCACTGACGACCCCAAGTAGCTCCCAATGAAGAGGTGGTCTTCTCGTCATAAATCCACACTCCTGTGCCGTAGCGTTCCGCAATCATGTCACTCCGTCCTGTGTACAGGATCGGATCACCTGTCACAGGATGTCTGACTTCAAGCGGTTCTGCAAAAGAAAATTCTATCCCTCTACGGCCTGACGACAGCGTAATGGGATTGGCCCCATCAGCTCCAAGAGGGTAGTTAAACAGGTAGAATTCAAACGCCCCACACATTCGTTCGAGGGATTTGGCAGAGTCATCAGGACAGTTGAAGTCGCCATAATGTGCAATAAGGGCAGAAAGTCCTGCAGCCTCTGCGTCAGAAGAGGTTCGCCCTTCAACGTAGAAGGCGACTCTAGCTTGCTCAATAGCTGCTGCAAACGCTCCTCCGGCGACGAGGTGGACGGATTGGCTGACGGGCTTCCAATGGGACACATATTGGTAAAAGAACTTCTGTGGGCATGAGCGAAAGGTTGACAGGATTGTGCTGTCAATCGTGTGAGGAAACATTGGCTTTGTTTGAGGTTCCATGTCAACCCTCAATCGCCAGCAATTCGTTGATTTGTGATTGCAATTCCGTCACACGGGCTGTGAACTCGGCCTGAAGCTCCTTCTTCGTTTTTTCTAGCTGGGACAATTTCAACGCACGAACATCGACATGATTGGGAATGTCGAATTCGACGGTGATGGTGTCCGGCAGCATGAGCCAACCATGCTTGCTCATATCCATGTCCGAGAGGGAGTACATGAGACTGCCAGGATTTTCCCAAGACTCTTGCACACGCACCCACATTTGCTGTTGTTGCTTCATTTTGAGCCTCCAATAATCCTGCTGTTGATTACAAACCAAGTTCACCTAACAAACCATCCGAATCCACCGGTTCGGCTTTAGCCTTTGCCGTGGCCTTGCGAGCCTTGGATTTGGTGCTAGTTTCCTGCGCATGAACGCGCTCCTTGCGGATTGCTGCAATGGCCTCCCGCATCTCATCAAGCGAGAGGCCTTCGGGAGTGGCCGCTTTCGCACGCCAGTATTGGATCTTTTCGGCGATAACATCACTCACTTTTAGTCTCCAGGATTTCCGGGTATTGGCCGATGATGGCAGAACGGATCGTACACACATTATTGATTCTGTGCTCCCCATTTGCAGGAACTGCCGTGCGCATTAGAGTGGTTTCGACCCACTCACGGTCTCCGACATATTCGAGAATGCGGAGGACTCGGACAATGTCACTCATCATTCAACTCCTCTGGTTCGTTTGAGCCTTCATAGGCCAGCATGTTGGCGTGGAAATCTCTTGCCCCCACTTCTACATGCGTTTGCCCTTCCTGTTCGGCAAATCCAATAAGAGCAATTACATTTTCCTTCGCCTCCTCCCACAACTCCACCGGCACAACCAGGTACTCAACCCCGTGGAATGTCATTCGTTTTCGCAGGTGCATCACGAAGCTCCCAATAGTTTTTGCAGATTGTCGCGTGCCGAGTCATCAACACCGGAGAGGATTTGCTGAGCGAACGAGCGGCGGAGATTCTTTTGATAGGCTTCCTTCACCATTGTTTCGATTTCCTCATTACGTGCCATGTTGGCATTGTGCTCGGTGAGGTCTATTTTCATGATGACCCAACGCAGGGCATAATCAGCGCCCGGTTCAATCTTCACCCCGTCATCGATGTTGACGACGGTGACAACCTTGAGCTGGCCAGCTGCTTCGACCAACACACTGTCTCCAACGGCAACATCAAAATGTGTCACGTAGTTGTACAACTTCTCCTGCGCATGCTCCTGCCCCTTTGCCCATTCCGTCTCATAGCGATTCGGATTGAACGTGACGCGGATTGTCTTGGAGTCTTCACGCAGCAGGGCTGCAATGTTCTTTTCGTATGCCATATCAAACCTCTCTTACGGTTGGTGTTGCGATTTGTTAGTAGGAATTAATGTAGATTACTCCCTACTAATAATTCATATCAATCCAGTTCCTCTGCTCCGTCGAAATGCTGCCGAATACGTTGCAAGAGATCGTTGCCTCCCATGTAACGACACACTTCGTAGTCACCGAGAAGGTCGAGAATGTCGTCCCACAGCTTCTGGGGCACCTCAACTATTCCCATGTTCGGCCTCCCACTTTTTTCGAGCAGCTACAGCATCCTCAAAGGATCTTCCATAGTACAGTAATTTCGTGCCGCTTTTCTGATCTGTTCGTGCTAAAAAACTCCCATCAGAACGCCTGCCTACACCTTTGATACCTGTACCATTATCATGGCGGACTTTTTGGGGTCGTTTATTGGCATTTTGCTCCGCCATTGTTTTCCACTCACAATTACCTTTTGAATACCCTTGATTATTATCGACCCTTTCCAAGGTAAGACCTTCTGGCGGTTCTCCCATGTCTTCCAGGAAATTTTCAAAAATATCCCAATCAGGGTGATAAGAAATACCGCGACCCCCATAGGATTCATAGTTCGGATGATTAGGATTCTTACAACGCTGCTTCATGTTAACCCAGCAGTTGTAAGCTCTCCTATGTGCCTCTTGCTTTTTACAGATTCCGCCCATAGCATCCTCACGCAAGGAACAATTTAGTAGTTGGTCTTGTGCAGGCTACGTAAAGGCAAGAAAAAGCTTCTTTACGGTTGCGGTTGTACAGGATGTCCTGATAATCAACGAAAACGGTTTCATAGGTTGACCCCTGTGAGCGGTGGGCAGTGATTGCGTATGCATACCTGACGTCATGGAACAATTCTTTGTGCTCCCAGAACCTTTTCCACAACTTCGGATTCCCTCTCGCCTGGTGCGCAAGCTCCTGACTGTCGTTCTCGAACTGCTGCCGACTCTGTGGGTGGATAACCAGCAGCCTAATCACGCGATTGTCCTCGCTCCTACTTTTCAGCTCCAGTGCATGATACTTCGGCTCTAAAGGATGAACGCAATTCGCCACACCTTCCACAATAGCTTCGTCGTCAGTATTAAGCAGAGTCTCATCACCCCTAACGCAAGGACCAGCAGCCACAACCCTGTCACCAGAGAGATAAAAGCCGGGAATAGCGTCAGCCCCAAAAAGAGCTGCACGAGCAATATTGTTGTACTCAGCCACCCTGACGTTGCGCCAGGATATGATCTTCGATTGGGTTCCATCAGCGAATTCTCCTGCAGCGGCTGCCGCGAAAATGCGTTGTTTGAATTCGTGTTGTGAGAGCTTCCACACACCCTGGTGGGTGTCGTTGTCTGACTTGATCTTGATACTTGGCGCCAAGCTGTTGATCTGCTCTCGCACGCTCGTGGCGAATGTGAGGATTTGGTTGTCATGGCGCATGACGCGGGTGAGGTTGGCCCCTACCATGCCGCCGAGGGCCATTGACGACGGCTCCCCAACCGGAGGCAATTGCGCCAGATCCCCCATGAACACAACCTTGAATTGCCACCTCTCCGCACTCACTCGAAGAATGTCGAACAGGTTCCTGTTGACCATTGAAGCTTCATCAACAACAACAACGTCAAGATCAGATAGGTCAGGACTCTTGCCTGCGACAACTTGTTTAAGTTCGCCAGACTTATCAACACGCAGGCCCAACAAAGAATAAATAGTGCATGCATTGCCGGTTACCTGTCGGAGGACCTTGGCGGCCTTGTTGGTGGGGGCGGTGTAGGCGAAGGAAGAGGCGCTTGTTCGGCATCGTGCCACCACCTCGCGCATGCAGAAGGTTTTGCCTGTGCCCGCGAATCCTGTGAAACAAAAATACCAGTCGAATGTGCCAGGGTCTTCGATGAAGTCGATGAGGCGCTGAACTGCGATCTTTTGCTCGGGGTTGAGTTCCACGGACTGGTGGTGGGTAGGGGTAATCGAACCTGCAAGAGGAGCTTTGTCCTCGAATTCCCATGGCGGGATTGTGTTGTCTGTCATATGAGCCTTCTTTGACTGTGCCAGCCTGCTGGCGTTAACGGAACGTGATTGTTCTTAGGTATCGTTCGATTGGATCGTGCTCGAATCCTCCATACTTTCCATCTTCCAAGTCTTTGATAAAGTCTTCGACTGTTGTTGTGTAATAAGGGGCTCGCGGACCTGTAAATCCTACACATTCGCAATCATCAAACACAAATGTGTAATCGCCGAATAAGTTTCCATGGTAGATAACCTTGCTTTTTACCATTTCGGCACCTCCACTACAGGGCAGTATGTCACCTCAAGCCCCAACATCATCGCAATCCGATGCTCCCACACAGCCCCTTTGCTGTTTTGCCAATCTGGAAGCATTCGCATGCTGTCGCAAAGGGGGATTTGGCCTACACAGATTCTCATGTAATGCCTCCACAGATTCTCCTTCCCGTGATCCTTCTGTGTGTGCGCCCACTCCTGCAAGACTTCATCACTTGGTGGTGTGATCGAATGAGGATTGAACGTCTCATACCCCACTTCCCTCAGCAACCTCTCCTCATGATCGAATGCTGCACGATTGAGGTCGGGGAGGCCTGTGATTGGACCGCTGATGTAGACTTGGGTCATGACTGCTCCCCTGTCAGCGCCCGCTCCGTCTGTGCTGGCTGCGGGGCCGCGTAGACCTTGACGGCGCGCGTCGGGTTCGATCCGTTGTATGTTCCCGGCTCAAGCTGACGATGGAGTCCGAATGCTGTTTCGTACTCGTAGATATACGCATAGACCGGCTCCCCCGATTGCGCTGGCGCGGCGAGCATGGCGCGCGCTTGCCACGAATCCCAAGCAGTAACCGCGTCGCGATCGTGGGCCGTAATTGGCTTCATCGTGCCACGCGTATACCAGCGCTCGAAAGCCTCGCGTTCGTGCTGCGCCACGGCAGGTTTGCTTGCAGATAGCAGAGCGCGGGCGAAAGACAATACCGTGGAAATGCGAGTGGCATCTACGTAGTGGGCCTTCGCCATGTCTATAATCTGTGTGTCTGTCATGGCTTCCTCGGGTTGGGATTGCTGGTCAGACCACACAAGTAATCAGTTGACGTATGCAAAGCCTCGGCCAGCTTAATCAATGTTGGCACTGACGGTACGTTGCGGTCGTACAGGAATCGTGAATAGTTGGACGGTTTGACTTCAGCACGCTCGGCTACTGCAATGTTGCGCATGCCTAGACGGTGCTGAGCCTTCATCAAACGCACGCCAATGGAATCATTCGGCATGAGGAGGCTCCGAGAGGCCACGCCAGGGCTTATCATTAGAGACATATCCGGATTCCTTAAAGATTGTCCCACTAGAAGTTCCGTAATACCATCCCCGGCCGTCCCAGTAATCTGGTTCTCCGGCTGCAAATGAATCTCCTAAAACGGCTGACCAATCCCTCTCGTAAAAACCTTCGAGAACCGGATCAATCCCTGCCGGATACCACTTTGTCTTTTTCATTGAAGAAATCCCTCACAAGTTGTTCGAAGAAGGCTGCTTGCGCGCCATGGGGAATCTTGCCTTCCATCTCACTCCACAGATGGAGTTTCACTCTCCCTGCCAAATCCTCGGGGAGCGAGATGTTCATTTGCAAGTTTTGAATGGTGTTTCGAGGGCGTCCACGCATTTATCGGAGGCTCCGTATCGGTTGGGGATGGGTTGATGTAATCCAACGAGACAATGCAATCAATGCATGCGTCAGCTTCGTGGAGGGTGATTTTCTTGTGCTTGGGGAGGTTCTGCAGCATGGTCGAGTCGGTTGCTGGAACCCACTTTTCCGTGTCGCGGTGCGAGGCGTGACGCTGCTGCTGGAAGAACCCCTCGAAGTGGGTGTGACGGGCACCACAGCGGAGACACACTTGCACGGAGAACATTGCGACAGCTGTCTGGGGCTTCCACAGAGCGCGAAGGTCCGCGTTGGCGAGTTTCCGCTCATAGTCGGAAGTCTCCTTTGCATTCAGCCAGTGGGCATTGGCTGAGGACATGTCCTTGGGCTTGGGAGTGCGTGGGGGTTTTGGCGTGGAAGCCTTCTTTTGTCTGGCTGCAATGCTGTCAGCAAGGAGACTGTCGAGGTCTAGGTCGTCCGTGGGGAGGTGTGTCATTTGAGTTGAGCCTCATATGTGGTTGACTACGACTCCATTATTACCATTAGTAGGAGAAATTGCAACGGACCTGCGAGCGTATTTTCGAATTACTTGTAGGAATTAATGTAGATTACTCTCTACCAATAATAAAGAAAAACCCCGATCAGCCGGGGGACTGTCGGGGCTACCGCAAGGCACAACTCAGGAGGCTCAATTCTGAGTCTATTGCGGGTGTGTTGGCGGTTGGTGTGGGATTCGAACCCACGTGTCGCGATGGACAGTCGCGAATCCTAGGCCTCTAGACGAACCAACCAAGGTGATGGACTCTTCTTTATGCGGTGTCCGTATCACTTCTTCTGCAACCTAGTTTCCGTGCCGTCCCGATACGCGATCCGAACAGCGGCTACTCCTAGGATTTCACGACACTTACGCGTCTAGTTCTTCCAGCATGCCGTCCGTGTCAACCGTTGCCTTCTCTTTCTTCTTCTTGTTGGCTTCGAGCTCTGCAACCACCGGAGCGATCTTGCCATTCTGACGCAATGCCAGCTTCTCAGCATTCGTCTTGCCCTTCAAGAATTCCTTGATGGCTGCCGGGGTCCTGCCAGTCACCTGGATGAGCGCACGTGCGAGCACGCTGGTTCCGGCCATGCCATTGCTTTCACGCTGAGCCGTCCACGAACCCGAATCAAGGCGTTCCATGACTTCATCGATTGCAAGGATCATGTCTTCGACATCTTCCAAGCCTGCGACTTCATCACCGATCTTCTGCTCGATGCCGTGGGCAGCGAACTTGGTCAGGAGGTCGGCGCTCGGCGCGAGGGTGAACGTGCGGACCTCGCCGTTGCGGAACGCGAAGCGAGTAACAATCGTGCCATCGGCGGACACCGTGGATTCCTTGAGCAGGCGGCGCTTGCCGGGAAACTTCACTTCAGTGCCATCGTCCATTGCAATGGTTTCGTACACGGTCTTGGCTTTTGCGGCTTCGGTCATTTGGGAAAACTCCATGAGGTTGTCTGGTTCGCGGTGGAGTTTGTCGCCACCGTTGATAGAACTATACCAACGAGTCAGGGAGCTGGGCAAGAAGAATTGTTACTTCTTGTTCGAACGGATGCGTTTTAGTTGTTCGAGTGCGTCTGTGTGGGAGGATTGAGGTGCCACAACTCCCGTGGACGCCCCCGTGTCATTGAATCCGGGCGCGAGTCCGAGGGCTTTCCTCAACCGTTCCCGGTCTAGCGCATTCTCCTCACGGAAAAATACGAGGGCACATCCCGCGCGTCGAAGGGACATTCGTGAGCAGAGGCCTGCCAAGTCTGGCCTGTCGGTAGATTGACGAATCGCTTTGAAGTACGCATACATACGTCCACGCATCGACATTGCGATGTTGGGGGTGTCGAATTGGATGGAGTACTCTGACTGTCCGCTGGACAAGACAAGATCGGCTCGCAAAAGGGCTTGCTCATACTCATCTCCGAATCTGTTAAGGGAAGTAGTCCTGGGCATGATTCCTCCTAGTGAATACGGATGTTACCCCTGTTTCCCCGGATAGGTGTGGGATGGACGGTTTGGGGCCCCGCTAACGCGGGTTTCGTTGAGTGGGTGTCGGATATCGACCCAAACAGATGGACCGCACACGCGCTCCGATAGCTGGGTGATATCCGGAATTATTGGTAGGGAGTAATGTACTTTAATTCCTACCAATAATTCACAACGGGAGCTCCAAGCCGAATTGCTCCCACGGTGTAGCGACAAATTCCTCTTTTCTTGTCGCTACACCGACCTCATACCCACCATTCAATTTCGATGCGAGCAACCATGCGAGGTCACGGGCTTGTGTTGCTCCGGCATGCCAACACGTGCGAAACAACACTGACCCTTGAAACGATACGATAACTTGATACTCGAACATGTGAGCCTCCACTGCAATTGGTTAGAAGGCCCCCCGTTACAAAGAATTGCATGATGCGTGATGCTCGTTGTTTGTTGGCTAGTGCCAATGATGGACAAGCCAAATGAAACCGATCAGAGCGAATGCGAGTTTCAACAGATAATTCATAGGGGAGTCCTATGCGCGATGTTAGTCGTATGAAAATCCGCATACCCCCTTGCCCAACGCCACGCGGCATAGCTATAGAACCAGCTCTCTGTCCGTAGGTGCCGTGCTCGTTCCTCTAGGTAGAGGAGATATTGTTCGGTAGTGGTCATGCGTTCCTCCCACGTACATAGGCCGTGTACGCCCACCCCGGCCAATCATACTTCTTCCTCAGGGCAACCGATCCTAGCGACATGAAACCGAATCGTGCCCTGTCACGTTGCCCCATCGCATAAAAAGCAGCACGCCCTGCCAATGGTTTCCTCATAACTACCTCCGACACCCTCCCCTCACGGGTATTGATAGCTTAAACTGCCGGACAGCATCCCGTCACGCAAGCACTACACGGCGGGATGCGAACTGTCACGCTCACGCTGCGACCTTTGCCCTGCGGGCACGCGATGGCTTCGGCATAGCGAGCTGGGGCGTGATGAGCAACGGTTGCGTGCGGATTTCGGGCTCTTCCACACGCTCGTCTGATTCATCGTTGGTGTTTTGCTCGCTACGCTCGTTACTATCGGCTCCGAGTTCTTCCAGCAACTCATCCGTGTCAACTCCACCGCTAACCGTGACAGCCGACAATTCCGCAATGATGGCGAGCACGCGCGGATTGCGTTTGAGCGCGGCGCGTTCGTCCTTGGTTTTCAGTGTGAGGAAATCGTCAACGTGGGCCTTGTCACGCCCGGTCATTTGCATGAGGGCGCGGACGAGGAGATTGTTGGCATTGGCGGGAGTGCCTGCAGCCACGCGTTCCTTGTTCCATGACGGTTTGTCCGCCGTCAACCGGGCATGCACCTCGGCTACAGCCTTGTACTTGGTGTCTACACCCGCACTCCCCCCCGTATCCGTGTTGCGAGCGATTGCAGCCGCGTCAACGAGCTTTTGCTTGATGCCGTGGAGCATGGCCATGCGTTGAATTTCGGGGGTGAGCTTGCTCACGTCAACGGCAAGGTCTTTGCCATTCGAGAATGTCACGGTGAGGGTGGTGCCGAAAATGTCTACCGACATTGCTTGTTTCTTGGAAATCATGATTTGAGCCTCATTTGGTTAGCGCGGACAGGTTGCCTAGGCGCATGACTACATACTAGGACATGATGCTGGGTTGTGCAAGCTCTAATGAGCCATGGTGCGGCAAATTTCAAACAATCCTACGAGGATGAAAAAGAAAGGGATGCCGAGGAACACTAGCAACATGAAAGAGGCAAGGCCGAGTGCGATACGCATGATAGCTCCTACGCCGAAAGTTTAATAAACATACACGTTGCTATCGCCACCACAGCCAGATAGCATCCAACAATGGTGAGGTTTTCAATCCACCACTCACGACGGGCGCGGCGTTCCTGTTCGCGCCATGAGTAGGAGTAGTCATTGCGCCAATGATCGGGTTCGCGGTTCATTTGAGCATGCCCCGCATAGCTGTTTGAAGGCTGCTAAACGTGTAGGGGGCACCGTCCGGCGTTTTTGTCATGCCGAGTTGGGTCAATTCGTGCAGCATGCCCTCTATCTGTTGGCGACGCGTCAGACCGCAACCCGGAGTGAGCCACAATAGAGCCATGCGATACAGGCTTGCATCATTGTGAATCCATAGCGACACATTCCACTCATTCCAAGAACGGTAACCGTTATAGTTTGTCATGCTGAGCCTCCGATTAGTAATTACTCATAGAGAGTAATGTACATTAATTCCTACCAATAAATCAATGTTTGTGTGCGGTCAGCACCACACAACCCGGTCATACGACACGCTCCGAATGAACCGCACATTGCACCATTGCTCGTAGTGGTGAGGCAGCATGCGAATGTGTGTGGAGTGGTGAGTGGGGTAGATGATGACCCCGAATTCGGCGTAGAACATGGCTCAGTCTCCCAATGATAGACGTGTGCGCTCAGCTACCAATTGCTGAATTTCCTTTTTGAGGGCCACCTTTTCTGCTAGTGTTTTAGCGATCGTTAGGGCATCCTTTTTGGCATAAATCATTAGAGTGAGGTTTGCAACCGCCTCAAACTGATCCGCGCCCATGAATTGCATTTCCATCTCAATTCCCCTTCGAGCACAACGTATAGTGAGCCATATCGCAATCACCCGTGTTGCCACCTTCGGAGCCGGATTGCGCCGCGCCCGCTGCAGCCGATGAGTTGCCATGGGCAGCCGAGCCGAGTGCACCGTTGTTGCCACCGCCGTGATGGCCGTGATTGGCGGATGTGTTGGCTGCGTGAGCGTGGGATGCGAGTGCGAGCATGTACGCGGTAAGAAGGATTCGTTTCATGTTAGTTACTCCTATTGAATTGCGTAGGCGAACATTTTGATCCATCCGCCACCATTAACTTTGCTGAATTCGCGAATCGCGTGATCGGGATTGTAAGCGTCAACCTCTCCGAGTTTCGTCCAACGGTCCCAGATTTCAAACGTTCGCATGTTCATTACTCCTAGTTGGTCTCATCAGCACACGCCTAACGTGTGGACCCTCGTGAGAGGGTTTCGACCTGTTATTCCATTGCCTCTCTCGCTACTCGCAACGCCGTCGCCTCATCCGTTGCCGCGACCTTGAGATAGCCGACATGACATTGGCCCATGGTTGGTGACACATAGTACTTAACAACCGTGTAGACATTGTGGTCATTGCCGATTACTCGATATTGGTAGGTCATGTTCGTTTGCTCCGGTTGTGTTGTTGCCATGACTCAACTGTAGAGCATCCTCGCAGCTATGTCTCATTGATTGTTCCTATCAAACGAACTCAGCAATTGTCGCGGGTAAGAACAATCGGCAATTTCCCATGCTCGCAGGCTACGACGGCATGCAATACATATTAGTAGGGGACAGAGAGGGCATGGGAGCATGCGTGGCCGAGTTAGGCAGCCTCATTATAGGCTATGCCATGCAGCGACGCGTGACCAGCTCCCATGCGCGCCGTGTGATCCTAGCATGGTTGTAGTTATCCTAGTATCGCCACTACCCGGATACGTATGGTGAGTGTAAGCAACTAGGAGAGCCCTATCGATTACGTGCGTGCGATAGCTCATGCCAATGCGTTGATAACGTACATTATGTCAACCGGGGCTGAGCGTGCATGTGCCCTAGTCAGCACGCGAGAACGAGCGTCGAGCGCGATGGGCAGCCGGGGGAGGGGGGAGGGGGGGAGGGGGGAAAGTTTTCGGCAGAGTAAATTGGATGTAAGGCACCATCCTACTTTTTGCCAACTTTTTTCATCCTTTCCTCAGGTTCCTTCTCCTATCACTCTGCGTCATCCTCGTTTTCCTCTTAAATTTTTATTTTTCAGCTAAAAGTACTTACCCGCGAGTTAGCTGAGTTCATGTGATAGTAACGAGCGTAGCGAGAAAGGCTGCAACATGCCTCCTCCCAATTATTCATAGGAATTAAAGTGGATTACTTCCTACCAATAATTCGAAAATTGCCTTTACGATTTTAAATTGCTGAGCATAGTCGATCCGACCCTATTCATGTGTCGACTGAGTGCTCGCCTCAAAGACGCTGGTTGGTGTATAGTGCAGCCATCTACTCACGCACGCGAGGCCAACATGTCTCAAGACGGCAGCAACACACTCAAGACTTTGACGTACACGCATGAGGCGATGGTCGACCTCATCCTGCAGGAGCCAACTGTTACGTATAAGGAGCTTGCGACAATCTTTGGGTTCTCGGAAGGTTGGATTAGCCGGGTTGTGGGGAGTGATGCGTTCAAGGCACGGCTTGCCGAGAGGAAGGCTTCCCTTATCGATCCTGTCATTGCACGCTCTCTCAATGAGCGCTTGCGTGGGGTGACTGTCAAGGCAATTGACCTTATCTCGGAGAAACTGTCGAGCGAGGAGGCGGGTGCCGCGTATGCTTTAGATGCGCTCGGGATAGCAACGAGCGCAATGAACAAGGTCAAGTGATGACCGAAAAGGATTCGACGGAGCTGCGGGAGCTTGCACAACAGTTACATAGCGAGGCAACGACTCCCTCGGCTGTTGCTGCCCCTCTTGCAGTCTCCGTCCCCTACACCCCTGAGCGCATGGTCCAATTGATGATCGACCATCCTCACTACACGCATGCCGACCTGGCAAAAGCTTTTGGGCGGCTACCTTCATGGACTTCCGCCGTGCTGGCGAGCGATGCCTTTCAACAGGCTCTCGACGGGCGGCGCCATGAGGTAGCTGACCCCTCGCTTTCAGCGACAATGGAGGAGAGGTTCAAGGGACTGGCAATTCGAGCCGCGACGGTGCTGCAAGAGAAGCTCAATGGGCAGGGAGTGTCGGATCTTGTGGTGCTGAAGGCCGCCGAGTTAGGCATCAAAGCTCTTGGTCTTGGTGCGAAGGCCCCTGAGGCTCCCCAAGCTCCCCGATTGGAGAACTCCTCCCAATCCATCGCAGAGAAGCTCTTGCAGGCTATGGACGCACGCGACCGCACACGGACTGTTGACGTGGAAACTGTTGAGGTGAAGTCATGTGGAGAGTAGCTTGGAAATACAGACGTAAAGATGGGCAACTCTCTGGATGGTGTGGGGTAGGCCGTCAGTACAAAACAGAAAAAGCTGCTGTGATGGCTTGTCGAGATTTGAATGCGAATGCTAATCACTATGGTGTTTTCTATTTCATCATCCCTCCTGTTGAGGTGACTGAAGTTGGCCAACGCTCAGCAGACTGAACTCAAGAAAACTCCCCTGACAGCACGCCTGATCGAGGCGTTTGCTATCAATTACTTGTACAAGGGATTCGATGAAGCCAAGCCGACTCCACAGTTCCATAGAGACGGATGGGCCTTATATGCCTCTGATGCTCTACAAGCGAGTGTCATTGCGCCTCGGGGCCACGCTAAGTCTTCAGCCTTCACTCACGTATTTATACTGGCTTCGGTTCTTTTCAGAGACGAAAGCTATGTCATTCTTGTCTCCACCAATGAAGAACTTGCCATCGAGCACTTGGGTGACATCACACGCGAGCTGATTGAGAACGAGGAGCTAATCAATGACTTCGAAATCAAAGGTTTCGTCACCAACTCCAAGACCGAAATCATTGTCGAGTTCAAAGACGGGCACCAGTTTCGTATCCTTGCCCGAGGCTCCGGCCAGAAAATGCGTGGCCGTAAATGGCGGGGCATGCGACCAGGTCTTATTGTCTGCGATGACCTTGAGGATGACGAACAGGTTGAAAACAAGGAACGGCGTGATAAGTTTCGACGCTGGTTCAATCGAGCAGTGTTGCCTGCACTGCGACGCGGTGGCAAGGCTAGAGTACACGGTACAATTCTTCATGAAGACAGCCTGCTGAGCAGGTTCAAGAAACAACCCGGAGCTTGGAAGGTTCTTTTCTACAGTGCGCACAAGGGGTTCGATGACTTCTCCAATATCCTGTGGCCTGAGCAGTTCACAGAAGAGGCCCTCCGAGGCATCCGTCAACGCTATATTGATGACTTTGATGCTCCAGGTTACAGCCAGGAATACCTCAACGACCCATACGACAACACTGACACGTACCTCAAGAAGGATTGGTTCCTCGCAATGTCAGATGAAGACTTCGACAGAGATATGCGCGTTTGTGTGGGGGTGGACTTCGCTATCAGCAAATCAGATAAGGCTAACAGGTCCAGCTTTACCACTGCTGGTCAGGATGCCGAGAATATCCTCAACTTCTTCCACCAGTGGGTTGGAAGATGGGCCACTGATGAGATTATTGAAAACCTCATCGCTCTCCAAGAGCGTTTCGAGCCAGAATGCTTCTTTGTTGAGGATGGTGTCATATGGAAGGCCATTGAGCCCATCCTCAACCTTGAGATGAAGGCCAAGAATGTGTTCCTCAATTGTGTGGCTCTCCCCTCCGTGAAGGACAAAGCCACTCGTGGCCGCTCCTTTCAGAAGCGCATGAAAGCTGGTGCATGCCGTTTCGACAAGGAAGCCGAATGGTACGCTCCCTACGAACACGAATGCTTGCGATTCACCGGCTATAGCGAAGCCGTCCTGGACGACCAGTTCGACTCAAGTGCTATCCTATCCCGGGGTTTCGACACCATGCCCCTTCTGGACGAAGAATCCTTCATGTCTGATGATGAGGTCTACTATCGCAATGTCGAGGATAGGTCAGGACAGCAGGG